GGTCAAATTCAAGAAATTCTTTACGTCCATCTGTTTCGCTAAGTTGTAAAAGTCTTTTTGCTTCTTTTCTAGCATGCCCTAATTGGCTAAGTTGTTTTTGTTGAGAAAGTGGTAATCCAGCCTCAATTGCTGCTTTATAAATATTAGGGCTTAGTTCACCTATAACAGTGTCTAATTTTATTTCAGCCATTAATATCCAGCATCATCTAACATACGAAATAACATTTCAGAATCACCTGAAACATCGTACTGTGCAAGACTTCTAGCAATTTCTTTTATTGTTGGCTCTTGATTTGGTAGTCTTCCAAGCGCAATTGAACCAGGACCATCTCCAATATCTACGCCACTAGTAATACTTTCATCTTTACGAGATGTAGGGGCAAGTAATGGTTGCAAATCCTCTAATGTATTTTGAGGAATTGGATTGCCAGCCATAGGTGCTGCTACTTGATTGTCGTAATTCTGTTGTCCTTGTCCGTAGGGTAATCCTGCCATGTAGGTTGCGGATTGTGTTGCGTTGCCATCAGTCCGTTGACTAAGAGCGCCAGGACCTGATACTGGGGCTGGGTTATTCGGTTTTCTATATCCACCTTGCTGGGCCACACTTCCTCCTACTTAGTAAATTGTGTTTTCGTATAAACTGGTCCACCGCACCAAACATTGTATTGAATTGCTACATGCACTGCTTTTTTAGCAGCACCTGATGCTTTGGCGTGTGTCTTTGTTTCTGTTTCCATCATTGCTAAGGCACCAAGGGCTAATCCTCCACCTGCGCCTATCCCGTATAAACCTCTATCATCTCTCATATATCCATAGTCATCACTAACTTGATATAACTTTCCATTAAAACAAATTAATGCATCCCACCCAGAATCATCATCGTTCTTATTCTTTGGTGCTGGGTCATAACCTGCTTCAGTTAAAATTTGTTTTATAGATGGTAGTACTCTAATCATCATAAATCTATCTGGCTCTTGCGTCTTAATTACTTTAGGTGGTTGCCATAAGTTATTAAGAATATCTCCTGCTATAGCATCACCTGCTACTGCAACTAGATACTCTCCAACTTTAACTATCTTGTCACAGCCTTTGGCTACGTATGGTTTATCTGTATACGTAGTCATAGAGTCTGCTGCTAAGACAGCCCAACCTTTACCTTGTATTCCAACTATTGCAGTCATTGTCCCCTACCTAACTATCTTCTAACTACTGTCCTTGCACTAGCATTTGCTCTACCACTTGCACTTAGACTAGATAAAAGACTTTGTAATCCGCCACCTTGCTCTGGTTGTTGTGGAGGTAAGCCTCCTACTGGAGCCACCTCGGGAGCAGGGGACATTTGCTCAACCTGTTGGGCACCAGCAGGAGGTAATTCTGGAGCAAAGATATCTTCAACTGCATCTTCAATCGAAATACCCTTTTGACGGGCTTTGATTACTTGTGCAATTTTCTTTACGATATCAGATGCGTCCCCGCCTGATGCTGCCATTTGTGGAATTGCCTGTGTATACGCCTGTAGTGAACCTACTAAAGCATTACGCATTTCTTCTACTTCAATTTTTTCTTGTTCTTGGGTTACGTTAATACCAAATGGTAACTCACGCATAGCCATATCCCTAGAGATTAATTTACCACCAAGTGCTTGTAGCATAAAGATAAGACCTTGTGCTGGGTTAAGACCAGCAAGCATTCCATATCGAACATCGGCTGTATAGTCATTCTTAATATCTTTTGATGGTGAGTACTCTAAAGAGTACGGTGAACCAGCATCTACACCACGAATTGTTTTTACAAAGTTAAATAATTTTTCATCTATCTCAAAACAGATAGAGATAACATCTTTAAGAGCAGAAGCAAAGATTGCTTGGGCTGATTTAACCTGTGTATCAAAGCCACCCATAAGCGCCTGAACGCCTTGTCCCGTGACTATTGATGCATCTATGTTTCCAGTTCTTGATTCTGGATAACGTGTTCCAGTACGCAACTCATTAAGCAATACTTGTTGCTCAGTGAATGCACCCGCTGGAATATTTAAATCTACACGTCTAACACCAGCAGGATTGTTGGTGCGAATAATCGCATCTCCACCCAACTGTAGTTCTTGAACATCGCCTGGTACAACAATTGGTGCTTGTACTGATTTCTCTGCTGCTTCCATCGCAAGTAATGCGAACCTATTACGAAGCAGTTGGATACCTAGCACGTCATCAAATTGACCACGCATCTCTCCATCTAGTGATGGACGTTTTGCAACTATTACCTGCATCTTGCCTAGCATGTTCTTGGCTTGAGATAAAACTAAATTATTCCGTGATGGAATAAATATTGTTGATTGCTCTTTATCGTAATAACGAATAAGGTCAATACGTGCATCTAGGTTCTGCTCATAACGGTCAGCGCCTAATAGTTGAATTTCAAACTCAGGATACTGTGCTACCAGTTCCGCAAGTGTAAGTGCGTATTTCTTAGCGAAGGCAATACAACGTCCGTAGCGGTCAAACTCTGGGTAAGCCCCAATCGGACTTTCTATTCGGATACGTGGTAGCCCTGCTTCTTCGTCTAATTCAATGATGAATGGGACGAAACCAAATGTGATGTATTGGTCTGCACCTTGATACATCTGTACTTGTAAATCTGAATTACTAAAATAATTTGTTGCAATACGTGTTCGCTTATCAGCAAAGACTCTTGCTCTATCTGATACTTGATTGGCTGCAGAACAGTTTACCGCTGGCAGTGGAGCCATTACCTCTGATAGGTCACGAGCAACAATGTCAATAAAGTTTGCTACTACGTTGGCATCTACACCCTCTGGAAAAAACTCAGGGTATACCTGTGATATATGTCCTTTACGCACAGCAAGTACATCTAGTTGTCTACGGTCTCGCTCTACTGAGCGAGAACGTAAAGACTCTACCCTTGCTGCAATTTGACTTACTGATAACATTATATCCTAACGATTAATTAAAAATTATTTGCGTTTTTTGTTGGGCATAATGTCGCCACTTGCTTTGTAAGTAAAAGAAGATGTTCCTTTTTCTCCAGCAGTTATTGCTGCAGCGGCTTCTTTTAATTGTTTTGTTGTTTCTCCTATACTTTTTTCAACAATAGATGTTCCAATTGCTGTAGGAATGTCACGAATTTCTCGTGCTGCTCCACCAACATATGATGTAAGAGTTTTTACTGCTTTGTAAACTGGATTTACATTTTTTCCACCAGCCTTGTTAATTCCTGCTGAACTGCGTCCTGCTACCATTTTATATCCTTATCCGTATTGTTCGGCCCATTGTTCTGAAAGGGCTTCATCTAGGTTGATTGTATATCTTTGTGCTGATTGTGCTCTAGTTGTCCATCTGTTAGATGAAAACTTTTGCAAGTGATTTGTTTGTTGCATGAACTCCCGTGCTCTAAGCACAGCGAACCATAGTGCCATAACACAGTCGGTCTTACCTCTAGTGTTAGGTTTCCAAGTTATCAACTGCTGAGTAAGGGACTTAAGTCCTTCAGAGTCAGTAGTAGATGGAAGTTCAATCATATTATTCTTTTGGAACTTTTCTTCTCGTATAGTTCCAAGTAGGGTAGACATAGATGCTACACCAAATGCTGCGTCCCACTTATTTTTATTAGTAACATGAGATTCAAGTCTTACACCGTACATACCAAGCCATTGCCGCAAGTCATCATCTAATGAGTATGCTTTCTGGTGGGCGTTGATTTCAACCCTAAACTCTTGTGGCTTATATTTTAATACAAGTTCTTCTATCGTACTTCTAATTTTTTGGGGATTAGGTTCACCCATGTTAATACAATCTAAAACATATATTCTGGAATCTATCCTGTTATAAGTAATTGCTACAAAGGCTGCATGAGCCTTATCTCCCATTGCTGGGTCAAATCCAATAATTGTATAACCTTCAACGTTAGTCGGATGTCCCACCGCCCCTTGGCGCAACGGACCTTTTCTGCGTTGCCCGTTGGTACTGCCTTGCACCAAAGCGGGTGGGAAGATAGAATCTTCTTCGACATCCTCCTGCTGATACACTAAGGCCCATGTAGATGGTGTTACTTCACTACGTCTTCTCTTTAATGTTAATCCATCCCATTTCGGGAAGAGTCCCTCTTCGTCAGGTACTTCATCATCGCCATCCCACGCAACGTCCGATTTTGGCCAGAGCGTCTTCCAGTCTTTAGGGTCTTCCGAATACTCCAAAACAGCAGGCATGCCCATATAAGTAAAAGGGCTTTTACCGCTAGACCAGTGCTTGGTCTCTCGGAGTTCTTTATAGAAGTCTTGCGCTGCAATTCGTGTCCCTACGATTAATAACTTACCGTTTTTACCCAGACGGGTAATAACCTCTTTTTGTAACCAGTTGATTTGTTTATCCCACTCATGGGCGTTGGCTGTAGTGATGCAGTCATCTAGAATGATGAGGTCAGCACGTGCTCCATAAATCTGCCCACCCATACCAAGTGCTTGGATGGTGGGGTCCTTCTCACTAGAATTTCGTGCATCGCTCCCAAGATAGACGGTGTCAACTCGCCAAGTGTCTGAATCTTCTTTCCAACCACCTTCGGGGCCAAAAGTTGTTTGCAACTTTAACCAGCGTGGATGGGAGAGTCTCTGCTTGATTGCGTACACGAATTCACGTGCTTTGACTAACGTCTTAGAAACCACAATAATGCGGACATTAGGATTGAGAGCGATACGATATGTGGAGTAGTTTACGGTTATCACTGTGCTCTTGGCATGCTCGGGTGGCACGTTAACCAATAGACGGGCTGGGTCAGCCTTTTCGTAAACCATACTAGGGTGGAGCCACGAAGGCTCACGGTCCTCTAGTAAGTCAATCCAATCTTGGTGGTGTGGAAATAATTTTTGATTTAAAAAAATTTGCGAGAACTGGGGGAAATCTATTTCCTCTTTTGGAATACCTAGGGCTGCTAGGGAGGCATCCTTTGCGGTGGCTTTAGCCTCCGTTAGGTCTGCTGCAAACTTTTTATCCCTGAGCATCCATATTCTGACGGTGTCTGGTTTCTTACCACAGAGTTCCATAGCCTTATGAACTGAGTGGCCTTCAGCCACTAGGGCTAAAACTTTAGCCTTTGCCTGTCCCATAGCCAAAGATTTTGGGTTAGTACCGCCTTTGTCAAATGCCATTAATCCTGTCCCGTTTTCATTAGTTGTAACAGTTGTTAGATACAGCCTGTAACGCAAGTCCCCCAAGGACTTGCTACTGTTAAAAAAAGAAACAGCCTCTATATAGTATAACCTGTCCAAACAGGTAAAACGGACGCTTTTAAAACAAGTATTTTTTAAAGCATGCAAAAAATCAGTACATAATAGGACAAACTGGGACACTGTATGGGGGTATATCTTGTACGGGAAAATCTTTATTGCTGATACATATACTATCTCAGCCCAGTATTAATCACTCTGGGGTCAAGATTAGTGCAGTATAAGACATTACAGAGCCTACTTGTCCTGAACAGATGGACGCTGAGCGGACAGCAGTCTTCGGCGCCAGTAAGAGCAAAGATGGGCGCCTCAGTTAAATAAAAAACCTCAAGACAAAACCTCAGTGGCTGACAGGTGGTACCTACCAGTGTTGCCGCCCTATGCCATCCTATGCTGGCAAGCCAGCAATGGCAATAGGCTTTAATGGTCGGACCGAAGGCTGTCCGCCTGCGGTAAACCGCAGTCTCGCCTGTCGCAATCGAAGGCATAGCCCTTGGTCTATCGCCTTCTCATGCTGACATGCACTCAGCCCTCATCTCTCCCCAGCCTGTCGAGCGTGTCAAAGCCACGCTGCGCCATGCTCTGGCTCGTCCTCCTACTCCGCTCTCATTCTACCGTGGTTTTCCAAAAGTCAAGGGTCCAAGTCCCAGCGCTGAGCCCGTCAGCGTTTCACGCAGCCGTGCTACTGGCTGTTTAACTCTTACTGAATTTTGCAAACAAAATTACATTAAGACTTAAACAAAGGACAGACCTTGACTTTGATGGCCGTTATGCTATAGGAAAATTGTTCTATGGAAAACTGCCCAAAAAACTGCATCAGTCCCTTATCTGCCAAGGCAGGGGACTGAACAGTTTTTATGGCACGGTAGCAATGGTAGCGTATTTACCATCTTGGTATTTACAGAAAAGGAGATAGACATGAACAACCAGACAAACGACATAATCGTTCAAAACCAACTTACCCTAATGAACGAATGCTTCCATTGTCAACAACTCAATGAACTATGCGCCGACTGCCTCGATGCCAAAGAGGCACGAGATGCAGTCATCGCCTACCAAATGGCTGAGTATGGTGCAGTAACAGAATCACTTCCCGAACTCAGCATAATTCAGGATGAGCCTTCTGCTCATGACTGGATTTCAAGTGAAGTAATAGTTCGAGAGGAAAAACCTACACTCTCGAATTGGGATAGGACCCAAGGCGAATCTATCTATACCATGAGGACGGAGTTCTTCGAACAATCCTCATGGCTAATAGATAGGTTATTCGACCTTGATGAATCAATGGAAATAACCAAGCATGAATGCATATGCTCAGTATGTCACTACACAATCAACAAGCACGCAGTGTGCCCTAACTGCAACTAACAATCAAGTAAGCGGTTCCCCTCTAACAAGTGAGAGGGGAAACCGCCCCAATCGGAACAGGAGATAAACAAGTGAATACATTCACATATACAGAGTCAATCCTGAAAGGTGTTAGAGATTACCAAACGGTAATCAAAGGCACAGTGGTTGACCGCAGGGATGATGTACAACCAGATGGTTCTACAAAATCCAAGTTCGTTTCTGCTCGTCAGGTAACATTCACTGACCCAGTTTTGGTGGAGTTCGTTCGCCAAAATTTCAATGCAACATCCGAGTTCAAAGTCAATATCACTGGCTATGAGACCAGCACTTACTCCGAGAAAAACGAGAAGTGGTACGATAACAAAATCGTAACAGATATAGTACTAGTATAAACAAACGGGTAGGGTGGGGGCTAAGGCTCTCACCCTACCTACTATTTTTTTTGCAGGCTGAGGTAGTTGCTACGGAGTGCTACTAGTTGACAGAAACACACTACGAGTCGAACAGGAGATAACATGCGTAATAGCGATAGAAAAAATGGTAAGGCATGGAAAAAGAATCCAAAGATTACAGTAAAAACTAGAGAAGTAATCACTGGTATCAGCAAAACTATTGGCGGATATAGCATAGCCAAGTTGGCTATTCGTGCTAAAAAAAGAGGGATATAATGGACGAAGGAGTTCAACAATGTGATATCTGTAATAGATTATTTATAGGTAAACATAGAATTAAAGAATACTGGAAACACTATTATGAACACTGGTATGACAAACAAAAAGAACAGGAGATAGTATGTATCTAGATACAGGAACAATGATTGGAATTATCATAGCCCTAGCCGCCAGCATGTTGACGATGGGCTATAGCATCTATATCATTAAGACACAGAACCAAATCATTCAGCGCATGAGTGATGCCACTGCAACCAGACGCAAAATGGAAAGGTAGATAGCAATGAGAACAGAGAAAGAGTTACTCAAAATAAAGGAAGCATTTGCCCTATCAACAATGGACATGCTTGATGTCTTTGACGAGTTGCTTGCAACAGGCAGGCTATATGTAAACGATGAGCCAACAGTTAATGACCTCGCCAAAAATCAGGATGAGTCCAATGCTTGACGAGGATACTCCCCAATGGGAGCACACCGTGTGGATACTGGCCAAAGTTAGATGCCGAACCACACATATAAACATAGATACTGCAGGTGATGAGGCTCTTGATGACCCTGATAATTGGTATGTGTTAGAGTTTGATAAAGGGGTTAAACACAGTCAAGAGATTGTTAGGGTGAGATGATTGAACAACTCATTGCAAGTTCATACCTCACAGCATCACAATCCTGGACATTCTTATTACTCTTTGGATATCTCACATGGAGGTTTATTAAATGAGGAAACTATTAGCAGGGTATTTAAGTTGGTTGCTAGCGCTGCTATCAATACCATTCTTTCCCAGTCCAGCATACGCAGTAGCAGTAGCAACACGATTGCAAGCCAACTGCATAGACGCATCTACATGGACACCACGAGTAGCCAAGGCATACGCCAAAGCATTAATGAAATGGGAATACCCACATTGGAACAGGTCTGAATACATAGCACTTGCCAAACTTTGGGGCA